TGGCATGAGAAAAATCCCGGCTTCGTCGAACTCGACAACTACGCCACCCGCTATCTCGCCAAGGCTAATGGCAAGCCCGCCTTCCAGCCGGAAGAAAAACCCCGCTGGCACGCCAAGCAAATCCTCTTCGACCGTGACCGATATCCGCTATGCTGGAAATACGCCGCCCGCGGCCTGCTCGTAGACGCCTGCCAAGCCGAGGAAGAAAAATTCCGCCAATCCGAATCCGGCGAAGAACTCATCCACACCGTAACCCAGGAGGACATCGATGCCGATATTGCCCGCGGCGAACTCCCATTTTAAGCCCCTCTCCAATGTCATCCCAAAATCCTTCGCCCGGCTCCAGGCCATGATTGACGACCCCGCTACCCACTGGCGGCCTGAAAATCCCCGGACCTGCGACAACCCCGAATGCGACGGCGACGGCGATGGCAATGTGATCCGCCGCGCCATCGACGGTCATGAGACCGCTAGCCTCTGTCCTGACTGCCAGCGGCGCTGGATCGCGGAAGGCACGGACCGTGTGATGCGGGACTGGGATGGTTGGGCCACCGTCCCCACATTCGAGGAAATGCGCCTCCGCCCCAACTTCGTCGAAACCGAATCCTTCACCGCGATGAAACGCATGGCCGATCGCATCATCGCCAAGCCCGACGAACCCTACGCCTACATGCTCACCGGCGGTCATGGCCGATCAAAAACCTACTCCGCCATGATCCTCCTCAAAGCCGCCCGGAACGCCGGCATCCCCACCATGCCCATCAAATTTCCAAAAATTATCTCCGCTCTCAAGCGCGGCCTCGACGGCGCAACCGAGGTGGACGCTGTGTTTTTCGCCATGCAAAAAAATACCCTGATCATCATCGACGAGATCGGCTCTGACCTACTCCCCTCCACCCTCCCGCACTTGCAAAACGCCATCACCGAGATTTTTGATCTCTGCTATAACCGCCGATTTCTCGTCATGATCGGCAACCGCTCCTGGCCCGAACTCAAGGATGCTTTACCCTCCGGCGTCGCCTCCCGCATCGGCTCCGACTATTGCCGCCTGATTCAGGAACCCCTCTCCCCGGATTTACGCCGAAGAAAAACTCTTGTAAAATAAAAACCCGTCGCTATAATCCCGGCCAGGAGACCGACATGCCAATAGCCCGCAAGCAGACGGCCGCACCGAAACACAAGACCACGTCGGTGAGAGTAGGACGACCAACTAAACTCACGCGCGCCCTCCAGAAAAAAATCTGCGCCCTGCTGATAAAGACGGATGAATCGCTTGCAAATTGTGCGTTGGCTTGCGATATTACCGAAGAGACCTTGCGGCGATGGCGTGTTCGCGGGCGAAAAGAGAAGGAAGGAATTTACTATGAGTTTTATGGGGAAGTAAAAAAGGCTCAAGCCCAATGTGCTATTCGGGATTTGGAACGCATCGATGCAGCAGCGGATGGATATCGAGTTGTCATTCATAAAAAAAAACATACGACAAGGAGGGGAGACTTATTCACGAAGAGATTACCGAGTCACAACATCGCCGCGATTGGACCGCTGCCGCCTGGCGGCGCGAGCGTAAGGATCATGTGCATTGGGGCCGTAAGACTCAGATAGTATCACCACCAGAGGAAAAGAAAAAACCGAATGTCAAATCCGTGCTTGAAGCCGTGGAGCGTGTTTCAAAGCGAATGGCAGAAAGAGACAAGTCATCAGGATCGGATTGATATGCTCCGATGGCTCTTCCGATATGACATTGAGGCGTTCTGTCATTTTTTCTATCCGTCCATCACGCAATATCCCTTCCAAAATTTTCACCGTAAAATTTTCACATGGCATATCGATGATGCCCGCAACAAGCGCGCCGTGTTTATTATCCCGCGCCGTCACGCCAAAACTACAGTGATGCGCATGTTATTCGTGCATAATGGATGCTACCGGCGCGAACCTTACAATTTAAATTTCTGTGAGACTCAGCCGCAGACGATGCAAATGGCCCGCGCGGTCAAATCGGATTTTGATTGCAACGAACTTCTGCATGAGGTCTATGGCAAAGAAATATCCATCTCGGAGAATAAGCACGACCCGGATCAGGGCGCGCTATTTAAACTCGCCAACGGAACGACGTTTTGTTTTTCCTCGATGGGATCCGCGACGCTTGGATTCGGCGAGCAAAGCCAACGGCCCTCGTTCATCGTGGCGGATGAATGCGTAGCCAAAGAGGCCATCACCAGCTCCGCCGAACGCGAGCGTGGAATTATCTGGATCGGGAATGTGCTGGAATTTATTGGCAGCAACGATGCAAACATCGTGGTGACGAACACGATGGTAGCCAATGACACCATCCCCGATGTGCTATCGCGCCGTCCTGATTTTTACGTGCTGCGTTGTCGCGCCCTGGTGGAGTGGCCGAAGCAAACGGCCATGTGGGATCAGTGGAAAGAGATCTACGTCGATCTCGACAACAAGGAACGCCTCGAACAGGCCATCGAGTTTTACGCTGCGCACCGCGCCGCGATGGATGATGGCGCGGAAGTGCTTTGGGAAGAAAACCGCGCGCCGGGTTATCCCTCGAAACTCTATGAGCTCATGGCGACGCGGCTCAACGTGGGGGAGGGCGCGTTCAATCGGGAACTACAGAATGAACCGAGTGACCCGGATCGGCAGAAATTTAACATGGCCGCCGCCGAGTATTTCGAACTCGTCAACGAGGGCGGGAAGCGATATGTAAAACGCAACAACGGATATCATATTCCGGTGGATGGCGTATTGCGCTATGGCGTGCTCGATACCGCCGGCCCGCCTAAGCAGAAAAATGCCCGCAGTGATTACGCAGCCGCCGCGATCGTAGGCCGCGATGATTCATCCCGACTTCTGGCGCTTGATGCCTGGGTGGAACGCACCACGACCGCAAAACAAGTATCGCGATTTTTAAATATGTGTTCTCCGTCAGAATGGAATGTGCACTCCATGATCGTAAAAGTGACCGGGACCCAGGGCATGACCGCCGATGTATTTCGGCGCGAATTGAACGAAAGGCAGAAGCGCGGGGAGTGGTGCGACATGGTCCCGCGCTACATCGACGAAACCGGTAACAAGATCGCGCGCATTATGGATATGCAGGCCTATGTTGAAAATCACTGGCTTATTTTTAATAAGGCTTTGCCCTACGAAGCGATAAATCAATTACGTCAATTCGGAACGGGCGGGCACGATGATTATCCCGATGCGCTCGAAGAGGGCGTTCGCCGCATGAAGAGCGGCCCGTTAAATTGAGGAGAAAGTTATGTCCCTATTTGAAATCGGCGCAGATTGGCCGCCCAAGAATAGTGTGGATCGGCTGAATGATTACGCGCGCTACAAATTACTCTACGCCGGGGATCTCGCGACATGGGAAGCCGTGCAGCGGCAAGGCGCGCAGGTGAGTTATCCACGCAAGCCGGGAGAGGACGGCGAGATCGATTACACCAAACTGCGGCAACAACGCGCGCAGGAAACCCCGGCGCGGAAAAAATACAAAGTCATGAACCTCATGAAATTCATCGTGGAGAAATTTCAAGAGTTGATTTTCAACCGTCCGATCCGGCTGAACAAAGTGAAGGCCAACGAGCAGGCCGCGTATGCCATCCGCCGGAACATTCGTGATACCAAACTGAACGAGGCAGGCAGCAATGCACTGCATGATCGCATGGTACTCGGCGATGCAGTGTTAAAAATTCGCGTGAGTGATAACGTGGTTTATGCCGGGCGTGGGAAACAGGTGTATGTCGATAATGTTCCGCCGCAATATTACTTTCCTGAATTTGTCGGTGGCAGCATGTCTGAAGTGTCCACCGCGCATATTGCCATCCCCAAAAAAATAAAAACCACGACCGCGATGGGCGAGAAGGAATTGACCTATCTTTGCGTGGAAACACATTATGCGGGGAAGATTGTTTATCGCCTTTTCCAAGTGGAAAAAAACAAGATCACGCGGGAGATCCCGCATCGGCGAGAAACCGAGTATTCCAAAAAGTTATTTCAGGATTGGATGAACGGATCAAAAGTGGATGCCGATGGAAAAGACATTCCCGAACCGCCGCCGGAATATGAAACGCCGAGTGAATATTGGACCGCCTGGCCGGAAGTGGCAATTATGCCAAACGAAGCGAATAGTATGATCCTGATGATCGACACGAAGGCGGATCGAAGCCTTATATTTCATCTCGGCGGAAGCGCAACGTCTCCGTGGGGCGAATCAGTTTTTGCCGGTGACTTAACGCCTCTCGATGAGATCAATCGCAAACTCGGCGGCTTGGCGCATATCCATGACGTGCTCTCGCGGCCCCGCCTGCTGTATCCCGAATCGCGGATTCGCGCATCGGAAGTGATTAACGGAAAAATCGAATTGGACATAGATGACATCATCACGTACGCACAAGATGACGAAGCGGACAAGATCAAATACCTCGAGCTACAGGGCAACGGCCCGGAAATGATTGCAAGATACATCGACAGCATGGTAGACACAGTGATGATGTTGAAATCCGCGCCGCGTTCACTGCTCAAGCCGGGCGAGGGCGGCGGAGAGTCAGGGATTGCGATTGATAAAAAAACATTCTCGACCGCACTGAAAACCAATTCTCTGATTGGTAAATTTAATCGGCTATTTTCCGAGATGCTTTGGTATGCACAAATTCTTGAAGTCAATTGGAAATTGACTGTAGAAATCTCGGCGCATAATACAGACGGCGAGCCAAGCGAAGCGGGAACATACAATCAGGCCTTGCACATCCGCCAGAACATCGCGGACTACGAGCCGGAATGGCCGGTGATCACGATCACGCCTTACGGTCTGGTGCCGAGTGTGGACGTGACCAATACGCGGATGAAACTCGACGCAGGCCTGATCACGAGGGAAGACGCTTACCTCGAAGCCAACCCCGATGAAGATCCGGAACAAATCCGGGACGTGCTCGACACGATCGACGAGGAGATGGCGGCGCGCCAAGCAGCGACGCCGGAAGGGCAGACGCGAAACGACTTTTTGGGCAACCTGGCCGGACAGCGGGATCAACGCAACATGCCAAACGGGATGACGCCGGGCGGCGGAAGCGTGCTCGCCAAAGTGATCGAGCAAAATCAAAACACGGGGGTAGCATGATGATCAGCATTTTCTCGAACCTCGCCTACCCACTCTTGTTTCTCCCGCCATGTCAGGAGCATGGATCATTTCTCCAAGGGGGCAGAGAGGCGATAGATGAGGCCATAAATGAACGAATAAAAACTTATCACATTGGGGATGAAATCTTCCATGTGGTGTTTACTCCCCTGCTCGGCAAAAACGATTGGCGCATTTACCTACCTAGCAGAGGTTGCAATTGATGCGCACCCCCCCATTTACAAAAAGTGATCTCTCGCGCGTGCCGGATTTTGAGGTTTTTGAAGGTCCTATCGCGAAGACAAAAACATTTTACGAGACCGCGCTGCGCACGATCAAGGCAACTCTCCAGGCCAATGATGTTCCGCTCACCGAGTTTACTGAGGCCCGACTGCGCCAGATTGAATCCCAGGTGGCCGCCATCCTCGACGACATGCGAAAGAACTCGGTGGCGCTCGCGGAGTCACTCGTGCCCGCCGCCTATGATGACGGCCTGATGATTCTCCCGCCGTCCGGTAACGTGGCGTGGAATCGGATTCAAACGCAGAAAGTAAATCTCGTGGCGAACGAGATGCAGCGGTCTCTCACCGATGGCCTGGCGGAGATCGGGCGATGGGTGCAGGATGGCCTCCGCGAAGCCCAGCTCCAGGCCACCATTGAGGCGCAGACCCAGGCAATGGGCTTTCGGGCGCAGCGTCAACGGCTCATGGATCTGATCGATGAGAATAATCTCCGGCTCCCGCGTGGTTATCGCGGGGATCTCGGTGGGTACGTGGAGATGGTGACGCGGACCAACCTGGCCGAGGCCAACCGTGCGGCGCGCAATCTGCGTACCCTGGAACGCGGGATCAGCCTCGTGATCGTTAAGGGGCACGGCGCTACCGATTCCTGTGGCCCCTTCGAGGACACAGTAATCTCGCTTTTGCCGAACGACCAGAACATCCCCGACTACGTGACGATCCGAATGAGCCGGAAGACCCACTTGTTTGGACCCAATTGCCGGCACGAGCGCCTGATTCCGGCGATCCCGGCGGTGATTTCTGAGGATCGGAAGCAGGAGGCGATCCAAGCCGGCCGCGACGCGGCGGACCAATTGGGAATTTTTTATTAAAAATACCGCTTGACAAATGAAATTACAGTGATAATAATTTAAGCGGTTCATAGAAAATCGGGGAGGGCGCGCGACGATCCTTCCGGGTGAGCAGCCCTCCCCGCATAAAATGACGAGGTAAATTTCATGGCGGAACCAGTGACTGAACCAACGGTTCAGATTGCAGGGATTCCAACGGAGCCTGCAAATAAAAATCTGGATGAATTGGATTCCAACGGAAATCCAATAAAAGATCCGGTGAATTACTGGAAACACAAGCATGCTGCGGCGGAAAATATTGCAGGAAAATTAAAGGAGCGTGTGGAAATACTGGATACCGCAAATCAGCAACTAGAGAGCGTGAAAAAATCTCTCGGTCTCAGTGGGGCCGCCGATCCGCAGCAAGAGATTGAATCGCGCAATCAGAAAATCACGCAGCTCGAGCAGCAGATGGATGATGCGGTCCTGTCGGTGGCGTTGGCGCAGCGGAGTGACATCAATCATGCGGCCATCGATGACATCGTCTCGCATCTCCGGGGTGTCGCAGTGATCGACCGGAACGCAAAAACCGTGGCCGGCCTTGATGTGGCGATCACCGATCTGAAAACGAAGCGCCCGTATTTGTTCGGCGACGGCAAGCCGCCGGTGGATGTTTCACTCGGCGCGCGAATGTCCACTCCGCCCGGCGCGCCAACCGACGGGATTATGCCGGAGACGGTGGAAAAAGCGCGGCAGATGGGAATCATCGAACCCACGCCGGAGCAATTGGCGAAGATTCAACGGGGAGTCATTGCAGAAAAAAAATACAGAGGAGTGACTTAAAATGAAATCAAAAAATTCGGCCATTCCGTTTTTGTTTTTGCTGGCCCTGCTGTGCGCTTTCGCACTCTACGGGGCGTTTACGTCTTTCCGATCTGACGCTGCGGCGACCGGTGAATATCGCGGCGGGTACAACAGCACCGGGGTGATGGACTTAAAGTTGGGTCTCGGCAGCGCCATCCTGCGCGGATCATTTGTGCGCGTGATGCCGGACGGGTACGTGGTTAATTGCGTAACGCCGGTGATAAACATCCTCGGCGTGGCGCAACACTCGCAATCCATCCCCAGTGCCAGCGGTGGGAACAGCGTGCTGGTCAACGTCAGCCGGGATGCGATCTGGTACTTCCCGGTGCCCATGAGCGCGACGCCTACGCAGACGATGGTAGGCATGTTTTGCGATGCCGCGGGCGACGTGACGCCGGAGATCGGATCAAGTTCACTCGTGGCAAACAACGACGTGCTGGAAATCGTCGGCGTGAAGTTACGCGTGCTCAAAACGGATGAAGCGGGCGTGTACATCCGACTCAATCCGGCGGCAAAACAGGGCTTCCTGTAAGATTATAAATAGGCCACAGTGTGGCCTTGACGTAACAGTGACAGTAACATAGCGGCCCCGATAACGTCGGGACAAAGCGCTTCAGTCAACGGCTGAGGAGCATCGCAAATACAAGCGATCCTTCTCGGCCTTTTTTATTTTAAACACAAGGAGAAAAACCCATGTTATCTCAAGCGGATGTTCCGGCCCTGTTTAAGGCCGAGCTTTACCCGGTTATGTTCGAAGAATTGAATCGTTATCCTCTACTCGCCGGACAATTCTGCAAAATGGATGTCTCGAATAAAGCCTATGAGCAATCGACCTCGATGGTTGGTTTCGGGATGTTCGACGAGACCGCCGAGGGCGGCCCCATCCTGGAAGACGCGATTGATCAGGGCTACATCACTTATGCCCGGATGTGGACCTACACGAAGAAAATGTACGTCACCTGGCAGGCGATTCAACATGATCTCACGGGCGTGATGAGTCAGATCACCAAGTGGGGCGCGCAGATCGCAGCGGCCTACGTGGACACACAAAATCAGGTGGCCAGTGATTACCTGAATTACGGCGCGCTCACCGCCGGGCATGCGCGGTTCAATCAGTCTGTCACCAATCAGCTTACGTACTCGCCCGGGAATTACATCTACGATGGAAAACCGCTCCTGGCGGCCAGCGGCAACAACCACCCCCTGCATAATTCCACCGCGACCAAGTACAACTCCATCGGCGCAACCGCGCTGGCATTCGCGGGAATCAAGACCGGCTATGATCTGATGGCCGGAACGAACAACGTCAACGAACGCAACCAGCCGATCACGATTGGACCCGACACGTTGATGGTGCATCCGCTCTCCGAGGGCACTGCGATTCAGGCGCTCGCCACCAATGTATTCCCGGCCTCGGCGGGCAGCACGGTTCCACTTCCGGGGATTTCGCGAATGAAAGTTGTCGTCAACCCCTTCATCCGCACGAACACCGCATGGGCATTGCTCGATATGCGCCGCCCCGCGCTGACATTTTTCAACGGCGCGGCACCTGATGTAAATGTCACCCTGATCGATGATCTGAAATACCGGATCACCTGGTGGGGCGAGTACGGCGTGATGGTCAACAACTGGCGCACTGTCGTGGGTTCGAACTTCCCGACCTCGTAAGCGAGTGAAATTACTGTCGCTGTTATTTCACTCCAAGGAGGTGAAATCACATGACCGCAAACGCTCCCACAGCCGGGACGATTGGTAATGTTGGACGCCACGCCGCCTACGTCGAAGTGGACGGCGTGGAGTTGGGTTACACGCTGGACGGCTACTCATTTTTAAATGAGATCGGCTTAAGTGATATCCAATTTGGCCAGGACCCCACGCCGCAGGGCCAGGTTGTTGATACCCAGTCCATCACCCTCGAGCTCACCATTGCCGAAGTGACAAATACCAATATGGATTATTACTTTGGCGGCCTGGGAACCATCGATGGATCGAAATTCCAGTACGGTGACCAGAAAGGGCAGGCGCTTCCCACTTACGAAGTGAAGCTCCTCCCGATGCACGCAGTCGGGCATCCATTTTCAGGACGCGTGCTCACGCTTTTTAAGTGCAACATCATCCCCAATGGCCCCTTTGAGATTGATCCTACCAAGGACGGCTTCGAAGGATTTCCGGTTAAAATCGTCGCCCTCAAGGATGATTCACAAACCGCGGGGGAAGAATTTTTCACGTTCGACGCCGTGACCACTACCGCCCCGACGGTCTCCAGCACCAGCCCGGTGGATAATGCAACCGGCGTGGCCGTGGCCGCCGTGCCTACCGTGACTTTCGATATGGCGATGGGGCTGGCCTCGTTTGTGGCGGATGAGACCGTGCAGGTGCATACGGTGGGCATGACCTCGACGGCATTCACCGACAAAATCGCGATCAGTGGGCTGAGTCTCAATGCCGCGGGAACGGTGCTCTCGATCGCCCATGCCGCCGATGCATTCGGCGCAGCGACGGAATACCAGATAGTGATTTCCGCCGTGCGTAGCGCCAATGGTGTTCCCCTGGCCGCGCCGTATGTTTTCACATTTACAACGGCATGATAGTCGCTATAATATGGGGCATCACGATCGAAAGGATAAACGAGCATGCTGAAACGAGTCAGGGCCAACATCGAGTATAGCCACCCAGACGCCATTGCCATTACTCAGGATGGATGGGTGATTCTCCCCGCCGATTCAGTGTTCGAGGGGGCGGAAGATTTCAAACCCACGGCGGAGCAATTGAAAATCTGGAACGCCCCGCCCAGCCCGGTGACTGACCCGAAAGCGACGGCAGTCGTGACGCCCGCGGTGGATAATATCGTGCCGAAAGAGCTGAAGCCGGAACCACCCAAGCCCGAAGAACCGAAGCCGGAGAAGGAAGCCCGGCGCAGATAAGGAGCCGGGACCATGAGCATCAATTCGACTCTTACCCATTGGGATGCGCAATCCTACGTCGGTCTCACGCAGGCCGACGATTATTTTTTAAACCATCCCGATCTTACCCGTTGGGATCTGCTCGCCGACGCCGCGAAGGAAAATCAACTCGTTATTGCTACGTCTATCCTGGAGGGACTGCCTTTATTCGCGGTGGATGGCAAGATGCATGATACCGCGCCGTATAATCAGCGCCTGAAACTTCCAATCTTCAATAATTCCTCTTACTCCGGGACACCCGCCAGCGGGACAACACTGACCATCGTGGATAGTGCCCTGGCCGCCGCCGCAAGTTACCGTGATGATTATTTCAATTTCGGTGCGGTGCGGATCACCGCCGGAACCAACATCTACGAGTGTAGACAGGTCTCCGATTTTGCGGTGGGAAGTGGGACGATCACGGTGAATGAGGCCTTCACCGCCGCGATCGACACGACCAGCACGTTTGATTTGATCTATCCATTCCATCCGAATCTAATCGCGGGGGTGTGCGAGTTGGCGCTGGATCTCGCGCGCGGGAATACGGGGGAGATCGCGTCCACGATGCAACTGCCTGCCCTGGTGCGCCTGATACTGCGGGACTATTTCAGTTCCGGGGTGAGGATCAAGGCATCGTGACACGCGCCATCTATCCATCCATCGTCAGTGTGCAGGCATCTGAGGGTATTGGCTTAGGCAACGAGGTTGAACTCGGCAGTCCCTATTTGTGCTACTGCCGGGTGGGCGGAACCCGATCAATCCAACTCGGCGCGACTCAGGGCAGCACGCGAACCGATACGCTCCAATTGGTCTTCCCGGCGGGCATCCAGTATGGCGAGATCACCGCTGGCGGCCTGGCCTCGATTGCGCTTCCAGTTGGCAGCCGGATCGTGTACGGCGGGACATTCTATTCGGTGCTCCGCGTCGATCCCCAGGTGGATGACAGAACCGGCGCGCTCAAAGAAGTAAAAGTCTATTGCGAGCGGGGCGGTGCGGCATTCGAGCAGCGCATCACGGCGGCGGGAAACTATCGCATCACGGCGGCGGGAACTCTCCGCGTTGTTCCAAGGAGCTGAAATGGCCGACAAAATCAATGACCTCACGGCGGCATCCGCGATCACCGAATCACAGCAGATCGAAGCCGACACGAGTGGAAGCACGGCGGAGAAACTCACCATCGCACAACTCCGAAAATACATCCTCAACAAGATCATCGTTTCCACCGCCTCGACCGCGCGGAGTTTCGCACTCTCGGACGTCAGTAAATACGTGCGCTTCACGGCGGGCACCGCGATCACGGCGACCATCCCCGCGAACGCAACCACGGCATTCACCGCCGGGGATGAAATCGAGATTCAGCAATCCGGCGTGGGACAGATCACCATCACGCCCGCCGATGGCGTCACCGTCTCCGCGCTCGATGGCAACCTGGTCTCGGCGGGGACGGGCGCGCTCATCCGGATCAAATACATCGCCGCTGACGTGTGGGATGTAATGGGAGATTTGGTTAATGCCTAACCAGGGGCGCTTCACCACCGAGACGGTGAGCAAAAAATTCTACGAGCTGATTAAAAAAAACCGCAAGGTATTCATGAATCAGCTCGAGGACGTGGCTATCCTCTGGAGTGAGGACGCGGCCAATATCGTGCGTGACACCGGCCATGTGGATCGGTATCGACTGTACAATGATATCGACGTGAGGCCCTTTTCATCGAATGAAGGCGTGGGGTTGGTGGGCATGCTCCCTTCCACGAGCGAATACGGCATCGTGATCCATGAGGGACGGCGGCCCGGGGCGCGAATGCCGCCGTATGGAACAGAGAAAGACCCTATGGATTGGCAGCACAGTCCGATTGCGGAATGGATGCAACACAAATTGGGGATGAATATTGAGGATGATAAATTTTATGCAATCTTCCGGGCCATCCGGCGCAACATAGGCCTCTATGGATTCAAGAGCATCCCCGCTGGCGGCCTCCAATTTTTCGCCCGCCCACTGGCCGAGAAGCGCCGCGCCTGGCTTAAGCAGATCCGGGATGGCTTCATGAAGGAGCTGAAGAAAAAATGACGGCGCGTTATATTGATGATCTCGCGGACTACCTGGCGGCCAATGTGACCGGCCTGGCGCGGTTCAATCCTGACACCAATCCAACCGGGAATACGCGCACTGATACGGTGGATGTGGACCGATTGCGAGCGCTCCAGGTGATCTGCTTCGAAGGCGCGCCGCGCGATCAGCTCAGCCTCGGCCAGAGCAACCCGGTGCGCCATGTCAATACGCATGTCGAAGTTTTTGGCGAGACGTTTCAGGCGCATGATATGGCGCTTTCAGTGTATAATTTGCTCAACGGGATGCCGACGTTTACCCAGGGCGATACGACGTTCATGCGAGTGGAACTCGGCGGGGGGATCATCCCGCGCGGGCAATGGAAGCCGGGCATTACAAATTATGGGATTGACTTGGAAATCAAATATCATCAGTGAGGGGAAGCGATGAAAATAATTGAAGTACAGGGACGAAAAATCGAGATCAATAAACTCGGCGCGTACTCGATGATCCAATGCCTCGACGCCGCGCAGCGCATTATATCCCGCGTGGGGCTGCAACGCCTGGCGGGGATGATCGGCGAGATGGATTCAAAAAAACTCACCGAGGAGCAGGCCGAGAAACTGGCGCAAACCATCCAGCTGCTGTTCGTTCCGGCGAACATGGATGATCTGATTTTCATTCTAGAAAAAGGCACGAGTCTCAATCGGGGCGATCTGGAGGCCGACGGCGTGGATGCCATCGAGATCGGCAGTGTGGTCAAGGTGCTGCGCGCATTTTGGGATTACAATGAACTTGCCCGGCAATTTACCGAAATGGGAAACGAGCTCATGCTCCCCGTCATGCCGGACGCGGGGGGCATGAAAGAACCGGAGATGCGGCAGCCCGCATTCTCCATGAGTTCGCCCATGCGTACGGCTGGACCGCAAGGGACCTCGACACCATCAGCCTTGCGGAAAGTGCAGCCCTGATCGACCTGATTGAACAGGGGACTGCGCGCGAAGCCCTTCTCAATTTTGCCGTGACCGCAACGGCGATCGGGATGGCGATGGGCGAGAAACAGGGGACGCAAAAATTTATCAAAGAACTCGAACGTGCGGCGGGCGTGAATGGACATACTGAGTACATCCCGCCCGCACGATTGGATGAGATGATGGCAGAGGGCAAAAAACTTTACCCACATCTTTTTAAAATGAAGGCGACTCAAGATGGCTGACAATATTCCGGGCGGAGACATAATCTCGCGGTGGCTGATCACCACCAAGGACGCGGAAGCTGCGCTTTCTCGTGGGGTTGGTCTTGTGACCGGCTTCGTGACGAAAATCAATAGCGCATTGCTCTCCGCTTCCCAATTTATGGGCACGTTGGGGCGTGGGATGACGAATCTCTCCAGATCATTTGGCATCCTCTCGGCTTCGATTTTTCTGCCCCTGACACTCGGCTTCAAGGACTTCGCCGACAAAAATCAAATTGCCCGTGAGAAGATCAAGGAGTTGTGGGCTGAGCTGCAAAAGGTCCCGCCCTTCTCCGCCGCCGCGAAACAACTCCAGCAACAAATCCAATATTACGCCAACATGGAGCGGAGTACCCGCAGCGCCGCCGTAGCCCAAGGGCAACTCTCTCAAGCATTCATGACGTTGAAAAACACGATCGAACAATTGGTTGTCGGCGTGATCATCCCCTACGTTCCGCGCATCCAATCCATCGTGAATAATTCGATCGTATGGATTCAGGCGAACCGGGCGCTGGCAACAACGTTTTTGGGAATCGCGCTCAAAGTTGGCGCGGTGGCCGCCGGGTTGGCGATCCTCCTGAAAGTTGGCGGAGAGTTTTTTAAACTCTTTAGCGTGGGCTTAAAAGTAATTGCCTTTTTTGCATCCCCGATCGGCTTACTCGTGGGCGCAGTGGCCGCGCTTGCGTATGTCTTTCGTGGCCCGATCATGGAAGCATTGACGCCATTGATTCCCAAGCTGAAAGAGCTATGGGATTCCTGGCGAGAGGGAAGTCTCACGACCAGGCGAGCATTGGATGAATTGAGCGTTGTCATTACCGATTTTTTTTTAAATCTTACGGGAACAAATCTGGATCAATGGAAAATATTTTGGGATGGCGTCGTTTTCGTCGTTGATGGGGTATCGAAAGACATCATCAATCTTATCAATCGAATGAAGGCGGCCATCAAGGGATTTTTTGATTCCTTTAATCTGAAAAACTTTCTTGGTTTCGCCGCTGGTCCTGTCGGCGGGTTGGCGCGCGTTGGTCTCGGCGTAGGCGCGGGACTTGGCGGTCTTCCTGCTCTACAAAATCTTGCCGGGACTCTCCCATCGCAAGCAGCAGGAGCGCCCGTAATCAATATCAACGGGATGATTGATAACACTTTTGTATCCGAACTCCAGCGCCTGGTACAAGAATCCTACGGGCGGATTTTAAGGCAAGCATTCCAATGACACTCTACACTGACACCGCCTATAGCCCGCGCATCGGCGCGCTGCATTTCAATGACTCGCCGCAGATCCAAATCATCGGCATGGATGTATCCGAGCAGCGCGAAACCGATATCTACAAAAT